CTCTTTCCGAGCCTAGCGCGTGCCACTCTTATGATTTAAAAGCGGCAACGGATACGATCCCGCAAGTTTTATATGAAACGCTTTTTAAAGCGATTCTCCCGCCGGTCCTAGTCGACAAGTGGACGCTCCTCCTCACGGACCGATGGTACTACACCCCAGAGAGCGAACGGGACGATCACCCTGATCTCCCGAAAATGGTTCGCTACACCCGAGGGCAGCCCATGGGAGCACTATCTTCTTGGCCATCCATGGCCTTAGTGCATCATGCGGTGATACTGTACTCTGCCTTTAAAGAAGGTAGACCAGTGTCCAAGGCACTCTGGTGGGACTATAGAGTCCTAGGTGATGACGCCGTCATCGGTGATCAGGAAGTCGGTTTAACCTACGTGGCCCAGACCAACTCGCTTCACATTAAGATCGGCCTAAAAGTATCGCTGATCTCGGCACCGGCTCTTCAGAGAGCCATAGTGGAGGCGAACCCCGTTCCCTCTGCTATCTGTGAGTGGGTATTCACCCCCGCTCACGTCGCTGCGTACGCAACGTATCGACGAGCTGCAAGGATTGTAGCTCTAGGGCCGATGTTCGAGTTTGCCAACCAGTTCTGGTTAGGCGCGGTCGATATAAGTCCTGCTTCTCTAAAACAAGAATTAGGCATTCGTACCTGGTCGCAGCGCTTAGAATATGCGCTACGGATCTTACTTAGATGGGGTTCAGGCCCGTCGGGATCCTGGGTCGCCCGGTTGTGTAGATATCTCCTTCCACCTGCACTCTATGAAGAGAGTGTGGAACAGTGGAAACAAGGGAGACTAGGTTCCGTCCTGCAAATTGCTCTAGCCATGGCCTTTGGACCCGCCTCTTCTCTTACGAGAAGGATTGGATTCCAATGGTCTACCCTAGAACCCCTGCTGCTGGCGTTAACCAACAGTTCGAAGATTCTAATGGGGAGAGGATCGAGCTTTTTGGGACAAAACCAGCCTGGGGGTGGGAATGTGGATCTTCATCTCTCACTTTGCCTAGCTTATGTGCGGGTGCTCCTTCGAGAACTCGAAGGGGTCCGCGCAAGGCTAGTGGAGATGGAGGGTCGGGGACCCGAGAAGTTTGTGGAGTACTACTCCATGGGCCCGGGACCTAGAAGCGCCAGTCAGGAGGCCCCGCCTCCTAAGATTGAGACTGGATTACGACGGCTCTTAAGGGAGCTCCTTTCGCAGGAAGAATGCCGGACAGCTGAAAAGCTGGACGAGCCTCTTCTTTTTGATTATTCGACCTGGTGGTCGGACCTGCAGAAAGTGGGAGACCTTCAGTGGGACCTCGGGCGGATGTTGGTGTTGTACACCAAAGCTTTGGAACGGAACGACCGTTCTGGCCGAGCTTCATCCGTCCCACCTCTTTAGAGGTAGGCGAGATC